TGGCATCTACTTTATGGTGTCTAGCTGTTGTTGCTACTGGAGTCTTGCCATAAGAAGGTGCTGCAGAACCTCTAGTAACACCAGTCAGTGTACCTGTGCCTGTATTGTTTGCAGTATATTTTATTGTTTCTGTATGGTCTTCTCCGTTCTCAGAATTAAAACTAACTATACAAATAAATCCAGATGACGGAAATTTAGTAGAATCATTTAATACAATTGTTGTATCAGTTTTGTTTATTGCAGTTTTTAATGTTGTAGACATTTCTAATTCTGCAACAGTCAAACCACCTACAGGTTCTTTTACATCATAAAGTCTAACAAAGTCTCCTGTAACTCTTTGATGTCTGTCTTGTGTAATTGTAACTGTAGTAGACCCACTAGCAGTAGTGATAGGGTTAAGGTTTAAAACAGACGGTGTTGGTAAAGCCACTCTAGATGGTCTTGCTCTCCACAATCCTTGAGGATCTGCGCTAATTGGTTTTGGTTGTAATTGTGGTTGTTTTGGTTCAAACTCAGATGTATGTACCCATGCACCATTCCATTCTCTTACCATTTCTCTGTACGGAAATACTTGTCCGGATCTATCTGAAACAGCTAATGCGTATTTACCTTGTGCGTATGATGCCATTATGTTCCTGGGTAATAAGTTTTAGGAGCTATAAATGTGCTAGAAGAAGATCCGTCTTCTGCTAACGCTCTTTTTAATTCATCCTCATAATAAAGTTTTAACTCTTGAGATCTTTGGGGTGCATATTTTTGTGATAAATAAAATGCTAGTCCCGCAGTCATACAAGGTGCAAATCTGTATGGAACATCTGCAGCGTTTGTATAAGCATCTCCAGCATCTTGTATTCTTTTTTGATAATAAAAATTAATGTGATGACCAGCTTGTGATGCTCCTGGTGTTAGATAAATAGTCATAGTAACTCTATCAATAAATCTTTCTACAAAATATGATGTAGGTGTACCTGTATCTGTCTTGTTAGAAAAAGCTTGATATTGTGATCTACTTACTTTTGTTAATGGAGAATCTACATTAGAAGCGTTTCTATAGTTAGCTTCTAAGATATCATCCATACCGCTTACAAATTGATTGACTGTGTCTCCGCTTGTATGAGTTGCAGCTGTTGTTCCATTAGCTCCTCGTACAACTCCTGTTAGTTCTGTAGATGAAAAACCTGTGTAAGATATTTGTTCTGTGCCTACTAACAATAATCCTGATGTAGGTAAGTTAGCTATTGATGTTAATGTTATTCCAGTTGTTGCTGATGTAGAAGCAATGTTAGCAGATAAAGTTGTACTTAATCTACTTGTTTGTGTTCCGTCAGCAGTAGTTCTGAAAAACGTATACGTGTTTACACCGTTTACTAAAGGCACGTTTTGATTTGCTATCTCCCAATAATGTAATTCTCTATTACCCCATTCTGAGAATAATAGATTTAGAGATCTTTTCGCAGTTTTTAATTGATAACCGGATACACCTTGTAATCCGATACGCTCGTACGCGTCCTCTATGATATCATCTATCGCAAAGGTTTTATCAAAAGTATAAGCACCCGAAGTAGTATTTGCCATTGGCTACCTCTCTTATGTAAATGCGCCTATGATCGTACAAAAATCACAATTAGTTAAATCAACATACATACCTGCATCACATTTGATACCTTGACCTGCAATATCAAAATTATGCACATGGTTATCAGCAGTTGCGAATTTACCATGAAATACTAATTTAGAAGCTGTTTTAGAACTATCTGCTTCATCGTAAATTTTTATCTCAGCATCCGCTCCTGTTGCCATACCAAAAACACTCATGATTCTAGCTTTAGTAATAGTAGTTGCAGTTGTATTAACATACTTCTGCGCTAAACCATCTGCCGCTAAAGGTATAGTTTGTTTAACTGTTGTTAATGAACTCGACATATTTTTTTTCTCCTTAAAATTTTTGTGTGGGCCGAAGCCCACACTAAATTAATTATTATGTAGCCGCGTGATCTGGGCCTTGAGCATAAGTAATTGTTACTCTTGCTTTACCCGCAGAACTGTCGCCGCCAGCATCAATGTATTTAATTGCCACTTCAACATCAGATGTTCCAGTGTTTCTCCAATTAGTACAAAGACCTGTTGTTCCTAATGCTACAGGACCTATTGCTGCAACGTTTGCGTTGTCAACATATAAGTCTGAATTACCCACGATACCAACATCCATTGTGTCAGCACCACCACCATTAAATGCTACTTCGACGTTTATGTCGATAGCAATAATGTGTGATTTTGCAGGTAGAACAATACCCGTAGATAGATCAGTTACGTTTGTATTCTTAACCTCAACAGATTGAGACATTACAACGTGACCAATATTTTTTACGTTTTCACCAACTGTAGTTCCAGTTGTGTGTCTAATCGGTCCAGCTTTAAGCGGTCCCGAAAATGTAGTTGCACCCATAATTATATCCTCCTAGTTTACGATCATAGTCTCTAGGCCGTCGACTATACTCGTCTATGATCTTATTAATTGTATAGTGAGCAACTTATACTCTTATTTTAAGTAGAGTGCAAGAGAGCCTGTAATGTGAAATGAGTTTTCAGCGATGTAGCTTTTTATTAAGTAGCTACTGAAACTTGTGGAGCCGAATCAGCAATTGCATTTTCTCTAGTAGCAATCTTAGCTTCTTCAAGCTTAATTTCATTGATAACTTCTCTTATCTTGCTATCAATTCTGACCATATCAAGAGTATATTTACCGTGTATATTATGCTCTTGTTGCCAGCTCAACTCCAAGGACGTTTTTTGTTTGTAAAGGTCTGTTATCATTTACAATTTCCTCGTATGTTAACCATGTTTTACTCAAACTATAAAAGTTTGATTTGTCCCAAACTATATCATTTTTTCCTAGTTTGTCAACTATAGCATCTTCTAATGGTTTGCCTTCACCAGTAGCTTTGACATCAAACTCTGTCCAGTATCCATATGCTCTAATTTTGATTTTGTAAGGTTTTTCCATAGTTTTTATAAGTTGCAAAAAAAATGGGGCCGAATTGTGTCCGGCCCCATAAATTACTTAATTTAAGAATTAAGCACCTGGAGATGAGAAGATACCTCTAGGGTCAGATACGCCAAATACGTATCTTTCTCTAGCTTTGTATCTAACATTACCAGTATCAAAGTCCCCTTCCATTTTAGTTGTAAGAGGTGCTCTGTTGAAATGCTTCATACCGTTAGGTACATCTGTAACGATAAAGAACGCGTCAGCATCTGTTAGGTAGTTGTTCACTCTGTATCCTTGAGGAATCATACCCATAGATCTGATTGCGTTGATATCATTGTCAGCTGTAGACGTTCTACCTTGAGATTTCATCAATCTCTCAGCAACGAATTGCAGAGCAGAAGGAATAATCATTTTTACTCCTTTCGCTGCAATTTTTAAACCTCTTTCATCAGTGAAAGCGTTGATATCGATCAATGCTTGTTCTAATGAAGTTTCGTTTAAATCTGCCGCTGTAGCAAGTGTATTGCTGAAAGTTCCAGCAATAGTTGGGTGAGCTGTGTTGAAAAGTGTTACGCCGTCACCTGAAGTGAATGTTCCACCAGGTTGTCCGTTGTTAAGCGTAGATGCACCTTTAACGTTTTTCGTGCTCGCCATAGATCTTGCCAATGCTTTTGTGTATCTAGAAGCAAGTCTGTCATACAGGTTATCTTCAATAGCTTCCTCAGTGATAGCAAAAGCGAGAGCGATTGTCTCGTTAGTGTATCTAGCTGTGAAAGTTTCTTGCGCATTATCAAAAGCTACTCCAGATCCTTCTGGTTTTACTCTTGCTTGTGCGAAACCTGACAACATAACTTCTTCTTCAAAAGCTCTGTCAGATGACTCTGTTGTATAAATCTCAGACCATTGCTGTTCGTAAGATTTATATTCTAGTCCAAATAGTGCATTTAGACCAGGCTCTAGTTCTTTAACTAGTTGATTACGTGATATTGCCATAGTATTAAATACCTCCTATTATATACTAGCTGTCGCTTTTAAGAAATGTTCGTTGATCATAACTCTCCAGACTACATTAGCCGACGTTAAGTCGTTGTTTTCCGGGTCTCTTGATACGCCTAACACTCTTAATTGCGCCGATCCAGTACCACCACCAGTCAGTGTGCTATCTTTAAGCGTACTTTTTGAAAGTCCGTTAGTCGTCGCATCACCTGCTACTACTGTCATGTCTGCATTATTAAAGACATCTGTTGCCGCTGAGGCACCAGTGTTGTCTGATCTAATTTCAAACATTTGGTAAGGATCATCGTTTATGAATGCAACAATGTCAGTAGCTGCATTACCAGCTGCTAAATTGTTTGCAAACGTTGGTTTACTTGTCGTTGCATCAGTGAAGAAAACTCCATTCAGACTTCCGATTAAAGTGTCTCCAGTTGCTGCAGTTCCTACAGTTCCAGTTGCTTGGGCTTCCATCCCATCATTCTGAAACGCAGCTGCAGTACTGTTACACGAGTACTCAGATAATCCGTTGTTGTTATCGTTCTGACCAACTTTTCTAATAGGTCTCAATCCGAAACCTACAGCACTTGAGTTTGCCATATTTTTTCTCCTTATGTAAAACTACTATCCGCAGTTTTACGGTTAACGTTAATTCGTTGGTTCGGATCGTTAAATTCTTTTAACTATCGTTTGCCACCGAAGGTACGAGATGTTCTATCAATATCGATAGGCATCCTATTATCCTGTTCCTTCAGTAGATCGTTATCAGTTGCATCAACTTGGTCTTGAGCTTGTTGTCTATAATACTCTTCCCTTTGACGCGCGATCTCTTCTGGTACCCTTGTCAGCACAAGGCCTCCGTGACCTATTACTCCAGCGTATTTGCCATCCGCGATAGCTGGGAAATCATCGTTAGGATATTCATCGACTCTTACTAATTCATAACCAGTCCTTAAGCGACCTTGTATGTTCTTAGTGTCGGGAACTCCCAAAGTTTCAATCCTGACCCATCTGTGTCGGTATCCGTTTGGCGCGTTGGGCGTATCTAAGTACGATGGTGGAGTCCAAGGTTTTAAAGCTGCTTTTGGTTTTACCTTAGCTGCCTGTGATTTAACTTTTGTTGAATCACTTTGCACTTGGCTCGCACGAGTTGGTTGTTTATTTGTCATATGCTTATACCTCCTTCGTGATTAATTGTTTTGCATACTCTTCTAATGGCACACCTAGTTTTTTCGCTATTGCGACCTGTGTAGATGTGAGTCTCACAGATTTGCGACCGGCCTTTGAACTACGCGTTGCAGAGGCAACGTTTTGTGTAGGTTTGCTAGTCTGTTCTGCCTTAGTATTACCAAACTTATGCGGAAATTCCAACCTAATTCTTTTGTCTATTTCTACATAATATTCGTTAGATTGAGGATCTATTCCTTCTTCTTCGGTAATTTTTCTATGTAAATCAAACGCAGTGTAAGTCATTGCGCTATCTTTACCAAACCACTCATTTTTACTAGCCCATTCTTCGGCTCTTGGATCTGGTGGCGGAGTTTGTTGAACAGGTTGTGTAGGAAGAACCGGTTTAGCTTTAGCTTCCTTCTCCTCCATAGCATGCCTACTTTTAATTTCAGCAAGTTTACCTTGTTCATACCCCAATTGAGATATTGAAGTTAGGGCTTCTACTTCAGCTTTAGCATCACCTTGTTCTCTTGCAATAGCTAATTTTGATTGAGCTGCTGCAATAGACGAAGCAATTCTTCCTTCCATCTCTTGTGTGTAATTTTTATCTAAACTTGTAGCAGTTTTACCTAACTCATTTCTTTCTGCCGTAACACGTCTAGCATACTGAATG